TCAAGCAGCCTTATTGCAAGGCTTTTCATCTTGCTTCTTGTACAACATTATGTCCGTGTATTTCGCCGAGTAATTCATGTGCGCATTAAACTCTACTTTTTGAGCATTCTCAAAAGGGTTTCCGAGTGTTCTGTTGCTGCCAAGCCATTCGCAAAGCTCTATTATCGACGACTTGTTGGAGGTGAAATACACGAACGGCTTATCCCTTAATACGTTCAACACATCCAAATAATCGGAAAGTCGCCAAAACATTTTGTACGTGCCTACATCCGTTGACAGATAAGGCGGGTCTACAAGGAACACCACGCCGGGAACATCCTTGTACTTCTCATACAGCACCTTGTAGTCGCAGGACGTCACCGTCAAGCCGTCCAAATAGTCAGGGCAAGGCGGATAGTCGGTCTTGCGGATGTTGTTGTAAAGCGTTTCCTTGCGTATGGCCTCAAGGCTCGTGGCGTACTTCATCGAGAACATCAAAGCCGACGACACGGTAATATAGTCCACATATCCCCATTCCTTTTCAGCCATTGCGATGCGTTCCAATATCCGTTCACGGGCCGTGCCCCTTATGGGCTTGTCTCTCGGCACACCTGCGGCCAGCCGCCTGAAATCGTCCAGCAGGGCGTTTGTCTGCGGTATGGCCCGCAACCGTTCCCTATAACCGTCGAAATCATTGTACACGACCGTCGCATCCGGCCTTTTGCATTTTGTTATGTGCGACAACAGGCCGCTGCCCCCGAACAAATCAACGAAAACGGTCTTGTCGCCAAACTGCTCCAACACCTTTATAAACTCCTTGGCAAACATCCTTTTCTGCCCCACAAACGGCAGCGGAGCCGACAAATACATCTTTCTCATACGTTCAACTCGAATTTTATGTTTTCACCCCCGGCCAGCAAATCCTTTGTCCGGGATATGTTGTTCTCGTAGATATGCACGTTCCCAAGGTCGAGCGTTATAGACTTCAAAGGCAGGTCTATCTGCCTCGACATCAAATAAAGGTGGTAAATGTCCGACGGCAGCCCGAGGTTCGCATCGCTGCTTCTCTGGTAGGCCGACACCACCAGTTCACCTTCGTCTATCTGAAACTGTACAAGGCTAAGGCATGGTGCCTGGTTGGTTTCCACTCCTGTTGCACCGAGGAACAAGACATAGTTCTTGCTGTTGCGCTTTTCCTCATTGATTTGGGCGATGAGTGGCGGCAGCTTCTCAAAATAGGTCGGGTAACTGTTGACAAGCGTCTGGCCACAATAATCCCACCATGTTATGCCCGCTTCCCGGTATCTTTCTACATCACGTTCACCCTGCATGAACAGGCCGAGTTCTGTCTTCAGCTTCTTGCGTGCAATACCATGACTCTCGAATATATCGAGCAGGTCAGCCGGCATAAGCGTCATCCTTTCGTTCAGCAGGTACCTGATGCAGCCTTTTTTGTTTGTCTGGACTTTACCTTCTTTGAGTATCTTGCCCAGCATTTGGTAATACTTGTTCATGTGCCATCATTTTAAGTCTGCACAAAGGTAGCCACACCGGACAGGACAAAAGAAGAATGGAGATAAATCACACTGCACCAAACGTACAGCGTTTTCCGAAACGTTTAATCAGGTCATAGACCTTGCGCTCGCATACAGAATACTTGTTGGCCAGGTACAGCACGGCATAAGTTGTTTTCTCACCCCTGCTCTTCATCGCCTCAAACTCCGAATAAAGGTCTATATAGCGAACATCGTCCTGCTTTATGCCCAGCTTTATGAGCATCTCCAGCGGTTCTCTGTTAAATTTAAGTGCTTCAAATAGTGTCATGTCCAATCATTTTATTACTTTTGCAATGCCAATCACTTATTACAACGAAAAAAGCGAACTCGCGACGAGGGTACATGCCCCCGGTCGTGCGAGTTCGCTTGCGTTGTTTATTAAGTGATTGGCGTTACTTATATCAACAGGCCGGGGGCTTTTTCATATCCCTCCCCCGTGGGGATTCATCCGGAACTACCCGACTTCATACAAAGCCAAGTCCAACGCATCCTTCTTCTTCCATCCTTCAGACAATGCCGTCTGGATGTGCTTCATCGCTTTCACATAGAAATCCTGGAGTGCTTCAACCGTTTCAAACGTCCGATAGCTCGGAGAGTCATCAGTTCCCAGTTTGAAGGTTACAGGTAAGTTCTGCCCACCAGTCTGTACGGCAAGGTCGTAGGCAGCCTTGTAATTGAACTGGTTTTCGTTTGACAGCCATACAGGTTGACCCTCGTATTCAAATCCGGACAGGATACGTTCATCTGTTTCGGCATTGTACCATCCGGACACCAACGACCGTACTTCTTCAACATGTGGTCTATGGTCAAGTTCCTCTTCCATATAAGAGGCGGAACCGTCCTCTCTTGCCTCTACGTCCCAGCGGACGCGCCATCTATTTTTCACCGGGTTCGTGCATTCCAGCACCGGAACTCCGGCACTTCCTTCTACTCGTTTCATATCAGGTAAAAACATATTTGGTCCGACCTTTGCCGAAAGTCTCGCTTTTGATTACAGTCTCAAAAGGAAAGCCGTCTGGCATTTCTCTAACTTGTGCGAGAATGTTTTTCATCTCCTCACTGTTGGTGAAGAATTTACATGCCTCCCCGTTCTTCTCAATGGCGACAATACATCTGTCTTCACCCTGTTCTGTTTTAATGCCCGTCTCAAAGTCTTTGACTATGATAGGCAGGTTTACCAATTCCCGGATACTGACAACTGATCCGGGAAACCGTTTCTTTCCGTCATCCGGTTTGTAGGAAACGTTCAAATCCTTAAATGATTTCATTTTTTTGCCTGTTAATTTATAAAACAACTTATTACAATCGGCGTGCTTTGCCGTCCCGTAAAAGGATGCTACCAGTTCACGACGCCTTCTTCTCGACTTGACCTCGTGCATTTTTCGGGCGAACTTCTGCTTGATACGTTTACGCAGCCGGACATAATCCGGGCGGATCACATAACCAAGGAAGTCTATACCCTCGTCCACGGGAAACACTCTCTCGTTTGGCTTGATGGAAAGCCCGATAGAGTTCATCTGCCCATGAACGGCATCACGAATCTTCCATAATTCCGCTTTCGTTTCACCAAGCACGACACCGTCATCGCAATATCGGTAGAAATGACGGACACCGTACTTATCCTTCAAATAATGGTCTAAAAATACAGACAAAAGCAGGTTGCCCAGCCCCTGCGAGGAACGCAGCCCGATGCTGATGCCTTCCGGCATAAGGCGGGTGAAGTTCTCAAGCATGGCAATGAGCTTCTGATCCTTAAATACGCGGCGGACACAATATATCACAAAATCCTGCCCAACGCTCTCATAGAACTTGGATATATCGAATTTGTAACAATACTGTGTACCTTCCGGGTCTTCACACATATCACGGCGTATATAGGCCATCAGGTCGTGCATGCCGCGATTCTTGATACTGGCTGAGGTTGTCCTTATGAACCGTTTTTTCAGATGCCGGTCAACAACAGACATGACTGCATGAACGGCAATGCGGTCTTTCATCGTCAGAACCTGTATCCGCCGAATTTTTCCGCCTTCACATATAGTGCGCTCACGGTAATCCTTAACGGTGTAGGTTCCGGATGATATCCGACCGGACAGTTCCTCAATGACCTCCTCCCTATGCGCAAGCAGATAACGTCCCTGGCGGCTCTTCTTACGTTTGGAGCCGCGTAGGACCTGGTCAAACGAGGATGACATATTGGAATAATCTGCAACCTCTTCTACAATATAACCTTCTCTGCGCATATTTCTTGTTTTTATGGAAGGTATAGGCCTTCCTTCCTCCGGGCCTGACTTCTTCGAACCCATTTAGGGCCTACCAAACTCCACCCGACACGTGATTTTTCAGCTTTCCGCCTTACTGACCGATAAGGTCATGCGCTGTTGCTGTGGCTTATCTCCCTCGGCACCGCTTTGGGGACACGTCCCCGGTGCTGTACGCCGATTGATTAATTCCAGACGCGAGCCGACATTCGTGTTCGTGTTCGTAGCATCGTTATTCGCATTCGCATTCGACACACCGCCATTCGCGTTCGCATTGTTGTACCCGCGATAGACCACACGGCCTATTGGGATAGGCATGCTATCTGGACGCCGCCTTCCTGTTACAAAGGTAAGCAATATATGCCCAAATCATGCAAAAATGCTACGGTATCAGCCCAATATGGCGCAAGTCGGCCGTTTTTCAAAAAAAATCGACCAGCTTCGCCGGGAGAGTTCTTTCGCTACGCTCACGCTTTGACGCTTTGGCTTACGCCTTTTCGCTTAACGATTTATACGCTACGACGCTCGACGCTTTGACGAGTTTTCCGCGGAAGGCCAGACGCGAGCCGACACCCGCGTACGTGTACGTAGCATCGCTATACGCATTCGCATACGACACACCGCCATTCGCGCTCGCATTGTTGCACCCGCGATAGACCACACGGCCGGATGATGTTGAAATGTAATACTTGTCGCAATAGTATGTTGACGAAGATCCGTTTACACTTCCGACCGGAACAACGTCCATGAATTTACCGTGGTACACGGCTGCAGTCCACTGATCGCTACTGGTTCGGCCTTTCACAAAACGTGTCGTGCCGTCCGGCATCCAGATGCGCCATTTCCCGCTGTTGCCGCTGTCGTTCGGCAAATCCACCCCATCCATCATGTCATACTTGTGGCCGAAAATGTCCTCATATCCAAGACAACAGATATTGTTTACCTGTATTACAGACGGTTCACCGTATTCATCATTTGTCTTGTACCACGCGTATTGGTGGACAAGCCCGTCGATGAGAGAGTTCGTCACTCCAGGATTGATACCGCTGGCCTCCTCGTAACCGATGGTATCAGTCATGCCATAAGGTGCTGTTCCTCCGGTTGTGCGGTTGTTCGTGTTCTGTCCTGCGCCGCACTGTTCCTGACTGTCACGGCGGCCGTATTTCGCGTAGAACAGGTTCGCAATCCGCGAATGCATCAGTGCGTCAATCTGCTGCATGCCCCTTTGCTGGCTGTAATAATGGAAATCTGACCATCCAAGACTTGCGGCGGTACTGCTGCCAGTGATACAGGCACGGAGTTTCGTTCCGACGATACTACTGCCGACGACAGCACATAAGTGTTCATCGTTGGCAACCCATTCCGGTTCCATATCCTCGATCTTATCACTGTTGCTCAAAACTACACAGTCGAATTCCGCCGTGTTCAGGATTGAGAAATACAGGAAGGCGGCCCCTTCCGGCACATCGCAGATCAGATACATGCCCGCCTCAAACTTGCTACTCAAGGTAGGAACAATAATAGAACTGACAATGGTTCCGTCGGAACGGACGAACAGTGAGCCGACAAGGTTAGTACCTGGCACACTTGGGAAACGGACACGCTTATGTCCGGAAACATCAACCTTGCATACGGAATAGGTGCTGTCTGTACTGTAGGAGTTCTCCAGCGTATCCTTGCCTGTCATAATCTTACGGCCTGACTGCCATCCTCCACTGCCTTTGATGTCCTCAAGGGTCAACACGTCCACGTTCGGACATTCCGGCATATCTTCGGGGCTGTTGGAACTGTAGCAGCTGTAATGTTTGCCGCCGAGATAGTCATTGATGCCCTTGCTCCAGAAGAACGGTTCGTACATCATCCAGTCGCCTTCGGTTCCGTCCAGCTTTGCCGGAGTTCCGTCCGCATACTTGTTGCTGTCCGCGTCATCCAGGGGATAATAGGTCATTTCGCCGTCAGTATTATTCACGGCGGTATCTGTGTTCGCGATGTTCACCTGACGGGAGGTCGGCATCTTTGTAACCTTGGCCAGTACACGGTGACGCTGGCCCAATATGGCCGTGATGTGACCGCTCGGAACATAAGAGTTTCCGTATTTATATCCGGTTTCGTTGTCGAGGTTGCTGATATTAGCATCGTCAGCCACGTCGTCATCGAACTCTATCATCGTATATTCCGGCTGTCTTATGTTCAGTTCATCAAAACGTTCTGTGTACTTGTTGAATGTATCGTCGTCCAGGTACTTTGTCAGGCGGTATGTTCCAACGAGCTTGCAGCGTGAGTTCGTGGTATTTCCGCTTGCATCGATACCGCCGAGACCGGCATCATACCACTGCTTGAGGTCGCTGCCGTCACCTTCAAGTTCTATGCCCGTAATACGGATATATTTCAATGCTCCTCGTAAAGCAAAAAGTTCCTTGAACGCGGACAAACCATTTATAAGAGCACAGTTCTCAATCCACAATCCGGTAAGGTTGGCCTTGCCCTCAAAGGTGATGGAATTCCATTTCAGGTACTGCATAGAGCGCAGGATCAATGTCTGGAAATTGGCCGGGATACGCAGCTTGTTAAGAACGGCACCTTCAGCAAAGGTGATTGTCGCCAGTTTTGTGCATCCGGACGCGTTCACTTCTTCCAGACGGTTGCATCCGGACAGGTCAAGGCTCGGAAGGTTGGTGTAGTTGACCACCTCCAGCTTGCGCAGCATCGGTATCTTCGTACCAAGAACCAGCTCTGTCAGAGCGTATGTCTTTGCGCTGCTGCCAAGGATAAGCTCCTCAAGAACCGGAAGTGTCGGAAGGCTCATGTCGGTAAAGCCACCCCATGCGGACAGGTCCAGTTTCTTCATCCATTCACCTCCGTATAAATGGAAGATGGTTCCGATGTTGGCCGTCTGTCCATAAGTATAACTCCATTGCTGGTCCTTCTTAACGGCGTCATGTGTCATGGTGTCGCTTTCACGCCGGAACTCAAAATAGAAGTCACGTGCTGGAGTGGCCTTGACGGTCGCACCGGCCGCGCTGTTGCCCTTGAAAGAAATATCTGTGGCCGTATATTGTCCGGCACTATATCTCGCGTCAAAAAGCCCCATTCGGTTGCTAACCCACCAATGGCGGTGTGACTGTCGGCTTCCCTGCATGGCTTCCAAATATGAATATTTCACGTTGGTCACCGTGCCGTCCTGGTTGACTTCAACACCGATGGTTTTGGGCTCCACATATTTGTTCAGTGCATCCAAGTTATAGATGCGCTCGCAGAACTTGGCCGACTGCTCATCGTCAAACATGGCAAAAATAGTACTATTACTCATGCGCTCCCTGATTCGTTTATAGGCGGCCGCGAGTTCGTCAGGGAACTGTTCACGCAGATTCTTCCAGAGAATGCTGTCATGTCCGGCATAGGCATACACGGTCTTGTCTTCCGTTGAAAGCTCCGGGTCGGTCGTGTTTTCGTCCACATCCCAGGAATACTTCAAACGCCCATCATTTCTCACACCCAAAATAGTATCACAGTCATAGAATATCATATAGGCAAGAACCTTGTCCTTGTCCGGATCATACCAGAATCCCATCATCATATTTTTTACGCGCTGGTCGACACATCCCATGATATCCGTGAACATGTAATAGTCGCACAGATAGTCCACATCGAACCAATCAGCGAGCTCCGCCTTGAACTTTGCACCGTTGTTCTGTGTGCTCTTAACCCATTTTACAAGTGGCTCAAGATATTTTGGCTTCCGGGTTCCCGCCTCATATTCGGCGTTGATATCGTCATCGTCCGGGAATCTCGCCTCAAATACCTTCAGCCAGTTCGGGGTACCGTCGTCACCCTTTGTATCAAAATCATCATCCAGGAACATGCCCATCGGGTAGTCGTTGTTCAGGAACTCCCAGCACTCGGTCGGATTGACACCGCCGAATTTATCATTCACCCATGCCTGGTCATGATATCCGGGTATGTCGCAAAAGCCGAACACAGCCTCTGTTGACTTGTCGTTGTTGAAATTGAACTTGCCAAGGAACTGTGGAGTTTCGTCCAGGGTACCGCGGTAGAACAGGTAACAGGGTTCGCCGTCGATGGTTGTTCGGACATCATATCCATACTCCCCTGAACAATGTGCCTGTGCCGGGGTAAGCTCTCCGGCGGCCGTCAGGATATTCTGAACCAGCTTGGCCATACCGGTATTATGCGAGGACGAGGATTCGGCAAAGTCGGCCTTCAGGCAGAAGCAGTCAACCGGGGCTGCCGCCTTGTTGGACGTACCTGCAGGACGGAAGGAGTATTTGGCCGTTTCCTGTAATGTTCCTCCCAAGCCTTGCTCGTCACAGCCCAGATACAGGTCACCGGCCACCTTGGACGCATTCTTGAAATAAATGCGGTAGTTCTTTATCGGATAGGCAAGCGACGAGGTTCCCTGCAAACGGATACAGCCTCCGACACAACGGAAGTTCAATGCCTGGTTGCCCTTCACGACACAAAGCATTTCGGTAACGTCATACTTCGGGTCCTTGTCATTGTTGACCGCCGCCTGGAGCACTGTCGGCACGCCGTTGTCCTCACGCCCGGTAACGATGATATATCTCATACCGTCCGGAACACTGTCAACGGTCACATTTCCGTTCTCGTCGATGACATTGTTGCTCTCGTACATGGACATCATCATGTCGGAGCTGTCCTGGTCTATCATATAGGTTTCCAAAACTTGTGAATCACTCAGGTAGGTATCGTATGCACGGATGAGGTAGACATCTGTTGTCGCACCGTCTGACCCCAGTTCTATGTATGCCGGGCTCGCCTGGTATATGCTGTCGGATGTGGCTCTCTGAACGGAGCCGGACATGATGCCGTTGATGTACAGGTACACCATTTCCGTATTCTGCTTTTCATATTCGGACGAACCGTCAGTACTCTTCGGAAAGCTAACGAAAGCCACCTCGTATATTTCTCCAGCGGCCATTTTCATCGAAAGCGTACTGTTTCCCTTTGTGGTCATCCTTGCTTCCTGTGCGGTGATTACAAAACCGGTACCGGACGCATCCAGGCACTTGATGACTTCCGCGTCCTCATCGACGACCTCACTGACCTTGTATTTCACGATGAAGGCGACAGCGTTGGTGACATTCTGTTCCGGCTGTTCCAGCGGCCTGTGCCGGATGGTGGCCCTCGCCGTGTCTGTCAGACGTAGGGCCTCGCCAGTCCATCCATCACCGCCCCATTTGAATCCTTCGAACACAGTTTGAATGCCGTTATAACTCCATTCTTCACGGTTGACGTCGCTGTTGCTTCTTCCCTGTGCTGTCAGCTTGAGTGTCATGCCGTCTGTCGGCTCGCTGATGTTCAGGTCGCTCTTGGACGCAATGAGACGGAAATTATAGGTTGTCACGCCGACCACTATACGGCATTGCTGTTCGCCGTATTCCGATGCACGCAGCGTCAGGTTCTGTACCGTGAAAGGAACAGAAGCGGATGATGCCAGTGTGTCACCGACATAGACATCCGCCCTTGTCGGGGTCTCTCGCGGGTTGTAGGCTGCATACTGGAGCGTATAACTGTCGTACTGTTTGGCCTGGATATAGGGCGTTGCCCCTTTTTCTATGACCGTACCGTCTGCATAGTCGAACCTTGCAGACACTACAGGGGTATTGTTCCCGGCTTCACGGATGCCTACGGCAAAAAGGATACTGTTTGACTTGATGATGCTGCCGTCCGTCAGCTCCAGTTCCACCACAAGCTGTACGGTGTGGGTTCCATGTGTCAGGTTGGTTGTCGCAATACTGAAACTGCCGTTGGCCGTGGAACTGGTGATGCTCCGGTCCTCTGTGTCGGTACCGTCAACGTAACAGCGCAGGGTCTTCGTTCCGGCACCGCTCAAGGCGTATGGTATAGACAGAGTCTGGCCGCGTGTGACTGCAGTAGAAATGCTGAAGGAACTGCTAAGGGTGAGCTGTACCACGTTGATGCTCCATGTCACCTGGGCGACCTGCATCTCCGCGCCTTCGCCGACTTCCACACGTACACGCACCGTGTTGGTGCCCACGCCCATGTATTTCGTAACATCCACCGTATTGGTACTTCCTGCAGATATGTTTCCGGTTAAAGTATTGGAGTTCGCTCCCTGTGTAACGGTAACCGTCACACGTGCCGGGTTTCCCGTACTTTCTCCGGTAGTTGTGTCTGTCTGGTCGTATGTGTAAGTCAGTTTCACTTCATCGCCGGACTTCACCGTCTTGTTCGGGGTGACACGTGTCAGCACGACCTTTGTCGTGGCAACGGTTCCGCCGCCACCACCGGTGAACATGTCACTGGTACTGATAACCTCCCCGGCTTCATTAAGGAGGCTCAGGGAATAGGCTTTGTCCGAACCCTCGCCGATTTCATTCAGCTGGAGGGCGGTTCCGTAGGTAGAAGCCTTCTCGTTCATTTTGGCAGCCACCGCTTTGCCGCTCACCGGGTTGGTGGAGTTCTCGTTTACAGCCTGATCAACTTCAACCACAGGTATGTCAAGGCTTACCTCGCCTTGGCCATCCGGGGCCAGCTCATCCGTGGTTGTGCCTTTCGTCACACGTATTTTCTTGATCGCATCACCGCCGCCGTAACGGTTCCAGGCTGACGGGGTCAGGAAAGACGAAATGTCCGTTCCTTCAAAACGGTAGTCGAGCCACTTTCCGGCTGACATTTCAAAGGTTATCACCATGCCGGGCTTGCTGTCATCATCGATATCGGCATCGGCAAGAGCGGCCACGGCGGTATCCTTTGTGTAATAGCCTGAGGGTAGAGGGTGTAGCTGCGTCACGTTGTAGAAGCCACTGCCGGAACCGCCACCGCTGGCCTTTACCAGATCACCGTCTTCCTCGCTCCAGACGTACAGCGTGTCACCACAGATATAAGTTTTGTCTTTCAGAACTTCATTTCTTGACCATGCGAGAAACAGGTCAGGAGATGGGACACCCTCAACGTTCCAGTTATTGTAATACTTTCCGGACAACTGGTAGGCGAACAGTTTCTTACTCTTTATATATACGACAACACCGCCTGCAGATACGCTTGATGCAAGCTGTATCTCGCCGCTTTCAATGAAACCGGAGAATCTTGCGGTGGCACCTTCAAGAGCAGTCTTTGCAGTCCCTTCGTATGAGGCGGCCGCTTCTTGGGCCGCTGCTGCAGCTGCATTTGCCTTGTCTGCTGATTCGTTTGCTGTGGTCGCCGCTGAATTGGCCGCGTCTTTGGCATCTTCGGCTGTCTGAGCCGCTTGGGTGGCCTTTTGGGCCGCGTCTTCGGCTTTTGCTGCCGCATCGGTTGCCGGCTTCTGTAATAATGAAACTGGTACTGATACAAGCTCATTTCCCTTAACGGCAGGAAGTGAGTTGACACCGTTTAGCGATGTTACCTCTTCCAGTTCCTGCACGCCCTGGCTCTCCGCCTTGATGGCGTTGAGCACCTGTTGTATGTCTTCCTGTGATATGGCCATATTATTGCATTTTATACTGGTTGAACTTCTTTCTTGTCTTCAGGTAGTCCGCGTCGTACTGGTGGGCGTAGGCTTCCCGCTCGAAGCTGATTGCCCGGTAGGCTGCCTTCATGTCGCGCAGCCGTGCCAAGTGCCACAGCCATTCCAGCACGTACAGCAGGTAGAACGGTACATAAAGCAGCTCCCTCATCTGTGCCGTGGGGATGGCCTCATGGTTGTAGTCCTCCGCCGCCATCGTGCAGCCCTCGCGCACGAACAGCACGCCGAAGAGGTTTACGCACTTGAACCCCCTGAAAGGTATCACCCTGTTATACACCACTCTCATCGCCGCCTCCTTTCTGTATCTGGGCGCGCAGCCCGTCTATGAACGCCGGTGTGCAGTAACGCTCCGCAAGCCCCTTCATTAGCCGCACTTCATCGTCCGTATACTCCTCCGCGCCATCGCTCTTGTATATTTTCATCGCCAAGGCGTGGGCGCGGATGCCGTTCACCATCGTGTAGATTATGTCGGCAAAGCTCTCCCTTGCGTCACCTGTTCGTTTATGCAGCCCGTTTATGCCTGTCGGCACGGTAAAATGTTTGAAGTCTATTCTCATGCGTTTATTCCGTTAAATCCGTCTATTGAATATATGGCGATTTTGCCCTTGTCGTCATGGAACTCTATCCTGTCCGCGCTTATCATGCACAGGTTGCCCAGCATGTCCTTTATGTGCACGCCGTCTATCGCGTCTATGCGCACCTCATGCCCGACTCCGCGCAGGTACATCGTTGACACGCGACCCATTGTGTCTGGGTCTGTCTCGAAATGAAGCTCAAACAGGTCTGTACGGTCTTCGCCGTTGGGCTTGCCGGTGTATTCGTCCACAGACGACGGCCCTATCATTTTTATGTATCCTTCTTTGGCGTTTATCACTATCGAGTTGCCGTATTCCTTGTCTTCCGACTTGAATGTGCCGTTCGCCTCAACGCTGCCGTCCTCAAGTATCTTGAAGTTTTCGTTCGCCGTCACAAGGCCTTCAAGTGATATGTTGGCGGCGGATATTTTTATGTCGGACGCAGTCTGTTCCACCATCGACACGATATTTCCGTCCGCATCAAAGGCATACAGTTTGTTGGCCATCGCGGTGGTTACCAGGCCAGCCTTGTTCTTTAGTTGCCCGTCTTCGTCGAAATACTGCGACATCAGCTCGTTGTATTTCGATGTCGTCACTATGCTCGATGTCTCGATGACGTTGCCGTCCTTGTCGAAGTTGGCCGCCGCTATCTTCACCAGTTTCTCGGACTGCTCGAACAGGGTCTTGTACTTGTAGGCCAGGGCTTCGGCCCTGTCCGTGCTCAGCACCAGCATGTACAGGTATATCTCGCCCGTGAACGCCAGCTTGAAGTCGCCCGTGCCGTTCCACAGCCCGCTGTGGTTGAACACCTGGTAGCCGTCCGTCACGCCCAGCTCGCCGTCGTAGCTGAACTCGTTGAAGTTCTCGAACCCGGTCTTGTCCAGCCCCTCGAACCGGATGGTCAGCCGCCCGGCCTTGGCCACGCGGTAGAAGAAGCTCAGGTACACCGCCTCAGGCTTCTTCTGCCCCTCGTTGTTCACGTCGGTGTAGTCGGGGATGAAGCGGAAGTTCGCGTGCTTCTGCAATATGTACTTGTTCCTTATATATACGGTGGTGCGACCGCCGTCGGTCTTCACGCTGGCGTAGCTCCGCTTGTCGGACAGCGGCGCGCCGTTCGCCCATATCCATTTGCTGCCGAGCAGGAAGAAGGTGGCCTCGTTCTCGGTGTCCCATTTGTTCATGCCGTCGCCGAACGACGCATTGTCCAGATAGCTCCGGTCTTCGGTGAAGTCCTTTCGCAGCCCCTCCACGGCGCTCTCTATCTTGCCCTCGGTTATCTCGAACCGCGTCAGGATGTCCTCACCGGTCGTCAGCACGAACGTGCCCATCAGGTACACGTTGTCGCCGTAAAGGCCGTTGCCGTGGGGCTGGTTGTCTGCAGGGAAACGGCTGTCGCTGATGCCGTCCAGGTTGCCAAGCCGCACGCGGAGGCAGCCGTCGAAGTTCTTGGCGCTCACGCCGTCCAGCACGTCCACCCGCGGCTGCCCGTCCTCGGTGGCCGCGATGGAGATGAGGTTCTGGCGCAGCCGGTCCGCCGTGTTGCCCATCAGCACGCACTCGTCGCCCTCCTTGGGTTCCACGCCGCCGAACTCGCCCACGGGCACGGTGACGCCTTCCCCGTCCGAGGCGGAGATTTCCACCCAATAGCCGCGCTGGGAGGTGCCGGTGAACTCCGCGCAGCGCATCAGGTCGTGCGCCGCGAACTCGTTTTCCTGCTCGAAGGTGATCCTGTAGTTGTCGCCGTCCTTGGTGACGGTCTTTATCTTCCCGTTGGCCGCGCTGACCACCAGCTGGCCGCCCACGCTGCGTACCTTCTCTATCAGCAGTTCCAGGGCCACCAATGTCTGCCGGATGGTCACCTTGTCTATCGTCAGGTTGCTCAGCCCGGTCAGCGCGTCCATCCACAGCTGCCAGCCCTCGCCGGTCATGCCGTCCACGAACTTCACCGAACGCAGCAGCTCCCGGATGACCGCCGTCAGCCATTCGGCGTTGCCGTCGCCGTCCACCGCCGCGCCGCTCTCCCCGACGTGGCGGTCTTAACGTAGTTCTTCGCGTCTGTGATGCTGTCATTGATAGTTTCCATCGCGCCGGTACTGGTCGCGTCGCATATCTCGACGTCCATCTGCGAGGGCAGGTTCACCTTCCGCGTGACCTTGGTGATGCGGCTCGTGCGGAAGCCGGTTTCCGGGAAATACTTGTCGCTTTCCAGACGCACGCGGCGGCCCACGTACAGGTCGATGCCGTTCTCCTCGATGTACACGTGGTCGGTCGGGGCCTTGTAGCGGCTTACATCGATGGCGTGCTCTTCGTTGTACTTGTCCACCGCTTCCTTGAACTCCTGCTCGGCCAGCGGATAGTATTCGTCCGGCATGCGGATGTTCCACAGGATGTACTTGTCGCCGGGCTTCGGGCAGAGCGTGTCGTTCGGAAGCTGCGTGTCGTCGTCATACGGCCATGTCGTTATCAGCTCGAACTCGTGCGTGTCGCTGTTATAATTGGCCTCGAAATAGTAGGTGCCGTCCTCCTCGTCGCCCAAGCCGGCCAGTTCCGAGCCCTCCTGGAAGGAAACTCGCTTCACCTTGCCGCCTATCTCGTAGCTGTTCGGGTCGAAGCCCAGGCTGTTGTCCTTGAAGTAGAATATCTTGAACGGGTTGCCGTCCTCGTCCGTCACATCCTCGCTGCGCACCGAGCTGACCGTGCCGGTGCGCTTGGGGTAGATGTCGGAGAAGGCATCCGCTTCGTAATGGTGCCATACGCCGTACTTCTCCACGTTCACGTCCACGTGCTTCACGCCGCCGGGAAGCTGCAGCCGGCTGTGCCCGTATTTCTCCGGGTCGATGTTCTTGCTGCTGCCTATCGGGTACAGCCGTGTGTAGAACTTGGCGTTGTCGGCCATGTCGCACTCCAAGGATGTCAGACCCTTGCCGTAGCCCAGCGCCACTTCCTCGCCATGCTCGCAGCGGCACACGTTCACCGTCTGGCCCTCGCACCACCATTCGGCCCGGTTCCCGGCTTTCTCGGCCACTTCCTTCAGGGCCTCGTCGCAGTACTTGCCCTCGTAGTCTATGACGATGTTGTCCGTGCCTTCCACTGTGCCGACCTT